TTTTTTTTTATTATTTGTTTGTCAGTTATATTATATATAATGATAATATAATAAGCCTATCAAAATTACCATAGATGATTCATTAATTCATCTACATATTTTTCAAAATACTTAGATATATCTTCTAATGCTTGTTGAACACCTGTCAATTGATAATCTATATAACCATCAAGTGCAACAGGTTCTTTCTCAGAATAAATATTAAATTTTTCTTTATCGAAATATATACGGAAAGGTAATTTTCCTTTCGATTTTAATATCCAACCTCTTATTCCGATATATCCAATAAGAATGAAATCTTCTTTAAGTATTTCTTCCGCATATTTTGTTCCATAATTCCAACTTTCTTCGAAATACTGATATATATAATTTTCTAAAGCTTTAAGTATTTCATAATCAACTTTCTTCTCACCTATTTCTTGTGTAACCAAAGATCCATGTAAAGGTTCTGGATCTCCCATGAATAACACTCTTCTTTCTAATTTAAAATTTGTAATTTTCATTAATTTTCCTCCTATTTTATATTAAATCTTTTATTAGCATATGTTAATAGATGTTCCAAGCCATCAATAACGTGATTGTCCAGTTCCTTTTTAGTAAATGTAGTACTTTCAATTTTTCCAGTCGCTACAATAGCTACACCACTTTTGTTGTAGGTTACTATGGTACTATATATTTTATGACAACGTTTTCTTGTAATAGGTTCTATCATAATAGCTTTAGGTGTAAGTAATATGAGATGCCAATTTTGATATTGGATAACTCTATTATAAACATCATCACCGTGGAACTTTATGAACTCTCTCTGTAAAAAATCGACTAAATCTTTTGGAACCTTTACCTTTGATCTAACCGATATTTCTATATCAGGTAAAAGATCACCTTTCTTTTCTTCTAATTTTGACATTTTCGTTATTTTCATAATCATTTCCTCCTATTAATAAAATTGTCTTAGTCCTAGTAATTCCATTTCAAATTCATCATTTTTATTTGAGAAAGGAATAAAGTGTCTATCTCTCCAGAATTTAATCAATACCCCTTTTGTAGTAAATGTTAACACTATAGACCTCTTCCCTGGTTGTACAGTTTTTAAGATGTAAATAGGTTCTTCTAAATCTTCGTTTGTGGCTTGTATCAATCTCCATCTGTGACAGATGTGGTCGATTTTGTTTTCCGGCATACGAGATATTATATTTTTAATAATTACTTTTGGTAGGTTAGCCAAAGATTTATGTGTTTCAATTATATCATCGCACCGGATATTTTGAAAATATATTCCCCCGATACATGTGGCGTATACCAAAGTAGCTTTTTGAATTGAAACTAAATGTAGTCGTGGTAAATTGTTCATTAAATCACCCCCCTTACTTCTAATCTTTTTCCTAAATTTTCCATAATTTGTATCATCTTTTTCTTATAATCTCTTTGCATCTTTATTTTTTGTGTATTATATTGATCAATAATTAAATACATATTGTTAGAATCATAATCTAAGTTGTAATATATTGATATTTCTTTTCTTTTAATTGGTTTCAAAATTACATTTCTATCTGAATAATAACAACATATAAAATTTCCACATGCCAGTTCATTTGCTTCTGTAAATCCTAATACTTGCGACATTCCTCTTAAAATTTTAAATTCCATATCTGTAATATCCATTTTGATTCTTTTTGTTAATCCCTCGATGTAAATTGTTTTTGTTCCTGTGGTATTTTCTTCAAGTTGTATTTTTTCCATTGCAATTAATTTTGTTATTTTCACAACATCATCTCCTTTATTTATTATTTTTCTACCATTTATATTATATATAATAATTAAAAAATAGTGGTATTATCCATATATTTAACAAAATTTTACTAAACCTATTAAGTAAAAATAAAATATTTGGAGGTAAAAAATGAAATTAAAAAATTCGATAGAAAAAAAGGTACCTATTGTAGGTTGGACAGATAAATTAGTTGAAGATAGAGCAAAAGATTTAAAAAACTTTCTTTCATCATATTATACTGAAGATATGAACATATTCGATAAAGATGATATTTCTTTTTTTAATGTAGCTTATGTATCATTAGAGGATAGTGAAACACTAAATAGCATAGCAGTATATATAATAAAAAGAAAAGATGAGCTTCAGATAGCTAATAGTCCTACATATATGTTGACAGAAAAATTTACTTATACAGTAGGGGAAAATGGTAGAAAAAATTATAAAGTATTAGGAAAGTCTATAGATATTATAAATAGTAAAGCTGAAGCTATAGCTTATACTCTTTCTTTAGGTTATAACAGTAAATTTAAAAAGGATATGGAAAATATAATTGTAACAGATGACTTTACAAAAGATAATATAATTAAAAATATAGAAGAAATGATAAAAGATAATGATAAATATGATGATGGTATATTTGCATCTACTGGTGTAATGTTGTCATGGGACGGTTATTGTCATTTCGTATCATAAGAAAGGAAAAAAAATATAATGAAAATAAGAGTATACAGTGATTTACATTTATATATTTCTAATGATGATATAGATAGATATGATTCGACAGAATTATTAGATTTAAAGACTAAACTTTATACAGACCCTGTAGATCTTTTAATTTTTGCAGGAGATCTTACACATAAAGTTTATTCTACAGATGACCGAAGATTTGTTAATGCTATGAAATTTGTAGCTAATATAAGAAAAGCATGTGAAGAGACTAATACACTTTTTCGTATAATAAAAGGTACAGCAACACATGAAGGAAAAATAATAGAAGTACTACAACAACATTATGAGAATGACAATGTATTAAAATGTTTTACACAAGTAATGTATGAAAAAATAAATAATTTAATATTTAGATTTTTACCTGAACCATATTTTGATAATTATACAAATTTTTATCAATATGCATTTTCTCACCCAGCTGATATAACAATATTTCATGGTACAATAAATGGAGTAATACCTTATTTAAAGAAAACGGATAATCCAACTAACTTACCTAAATCAGTTATTATAGAAACAGAAGATCTTCTTAATAATACTAGACTATTCTCTGTAGGAGGACATATACATAAATTCATTAATATTAATAATAAAATATTCTACACTAATTCTTTAACAACACATAATTTCTCTGATATAGATAATATAAAGGGATATATGGAATTTATTGTGAATGATGATTTTACATGGACGTGGAAATATATAGAAAATTACAAAGCTCCAACATTCCATAGAATAATTATAGAAAATCTTCATACTAAAAGAAAAGAAGATCTTAGATCTTTAATAGGTAATAATATGTTAAGAATGAAGAATGTAGATAGAATAGAATTTGTTGTAACAGGTTTACGTAGTATAGAAGGATTATCTAATTTAGAATTTATTAAATCATTGACACGTAAATACCGTGTTAAAATAACACAAAAGTTAGAAGATGATTTCGAAGAGTCAGAAAAAAATCAAAACTCTGACTTTTATTCAGACCAATCAGTTCCAATAGTAGATAAAATATATAAATTAGTGGAAGAACAAGGATTGGTTTTATCTAAAGAAGAAATAGAAAATTACATAAAGGGGTGATGAGTTTTGTTTCATAAATCGAAATCATTACTAATTACTACTTTAGATTTAATGGTTAACCATACAGAAAAAAGACAATTAATGGTTAATATATATGATGCTTTACATTCTATATCAGATCCTGAAATAGATGACGAGTATCTAAAAAGAGTATTTCAAACAGCTGTTAAGTTCTCAGATGTATTAATGGATAAAGGAATTAAGAATTCTCAACAAGCATTAACATATTTTGAAGAATTAAATATCGATGATGATATAAAAAGTATAATTAGGGTTGGTAATTACCAACCCGATGAAATACTCTCGGATTTTAGTAATCTGTATGCTAAAGTTAAATTTCAATCTAAAGTAAAGAGAACATTTAATAGATTAGAAGATGCTTATAATGAATATATGATATCTGGTGTGTCAGATGTTAAAGAGGCTACTAATGAAATGTTAGAAAGAGAAAATGAATTATCCACATTAATGACTGAAATAAGAGAATCAGTATCAGAAAAAGAAAGTGTTCTTATATCTACTAATCCAGATATAAAAGATAGAGGAGTAAATCAATTAAAAGAAGATTTCCAGAAATCAGTTAATAGAATGAAGACTGGGATGTGGATGGATCATGTTACAGGTGGAGGGTTTAAATGTGGTAAATCTTATATTGTAGGATCTATATCAGGGGGATTTAAATCAGGTTTTATGCAGAACATGGCAGAATTTATGTCTATAGCTAATAAACCAGCTGATTTGAAAGTACCCTCAGGCTATGCTCCGTACATATTATATATAAATTTGGAGATGGATCAAACACAAATGACAGAAAGAAGAGCTTCTTTTTATGGTATAGATAAAAATGATTTAAGAACTAGTAATAAAGAAATAGATGAACAAATAAAAGATAAATTAAAAGAATTTGGATCTGATATTCCTGTTATGTATCAAAAAGAAACATCACGGGAGTATTCTTATCAGCAATTAAATACTGATATGCAACATTATGAAAGAGAAGGTTTAAAATGTGTTGCTTTAATATTTGATTATTCGGATTTATTAAAGTATAGATTAACACCTGAAGATGAAGCAGAAAGAATAGCAGCATTAGTAAGAAAGAATGAACAATTAAGATCAATAGCAAGTAAATTTAAAATACCAGTAATAACCGGGATACAATTAAATAGAGCATCATCTGAAATAAAACGTAGATTAGCTAAAGCGGCTACTCACGATATTTTAAGAGATTTATCATCTGATAGTATAGCAAAAGCATTTGATGTAATAAATGTACCAGAACAAATTTATTTCTGTTATAAAGCTACTATATATGATAAAGATTATTTCTCTTTATTAGTAGAAAAAGATAGAGATGGTGACGCTAAATTTATAGATACCAATGGAACAGAAAGATCTCCTGAATGGAATAGAGTCCATTATGTTTCAAATATGGATGGATTCCGTATAGGTAATGATTATAGATCTACAATAAGAGACTTTAATTTGATTGATAATTCTATAGTAACAGCTATGGAAATGACTGAAGAAGAGGTTAAAGCAATGAATGGTGAATAGCGATATTCTTAATTTTTTTATATTATATATAATATAAATGAATCAAAAACATTGTATTCGTGAATGACATTTGTATGTTATTCATAGTATCATTTCCTTTCTTTAGATGAGAGGTTCATATTGAAATGCAGGATTTACTCTGACCGGGGTTCTGCGTCTATATATGAACCTCTTGTCTTTAAATTAAAAGAGAGGAGTGTAAGGTGTTTTTTTCGATTCGAATGTTAATAATCTGCAGATTATTAAAAATATACCAAACCAAAAAATCAAAAAAAAAATCTAATATGAAAGGATCGTGGTATAAATGAATGGATATACAAATGATATAAACTCAACAACCGGTCAAGTAAATGTAGGAGCAGAATTTTTAACAAATCCAAATAATGTTCCAACAGGATATAAAGATAGTGGACAAGTTAATTTAGGTTATGTAGGAAGCGGAGATATGAACTTAAAATTTGCAGCAAGAAAAGAAATGTCTAAACCAGCAGTACCAAAAATTATTGAAGAAATGATCAAGATATTACCAGCTGAACATCCTTTAAGAAATGCGTTAATAAAGTATGAAAATATTATATTAACTATTCAAAGAGAATCAGTATGGAATATTAATTCTGATGACGCATCACCTATGGCACTAAATGCAGGAACATTATATGAATGCTGGAGATCTTATAAAGAATTACAAGATGTTATGGTAAGAAATAATAAACTATTCCAAACTGTAACATTCAGTAAAGTTATTAATGATCTATTCAGTAATCAGGCAGCATTAGACCTATTAGTAGCAAATGGATTCTTAACACAAGAAGCAGTTAATACAATTGTAGGTGCGGCTACCGATCAACAAGCACCAATAGACTTTACAGCTATAGTACAAGCAGCAATGGTAGAATTAGGAGCATGGTTATTAAGAGGAATGGCAGTTGAATATAACGTAACATCATCTCCAGAAATAATAGCTATGTCAATATCAGATGCTTTGAAAAACTCAAAAGAAAAATCAGATGCAGAAAGAGAAATTATGAATATCTTAGCATCATTTGGAATAATTAAACATGCTGAAATTGAGAATTACTTAAGTAATCAATTTACTTATACTTTAGCAGATAGAATTAAAGCGTTATCTACTAAACCAAAAGCGATTTGGTCACAAGATGATTGGAATTATGAACAAATGGTAAATGCTTATCTAACATATGGACAATTACCAGTAGAACAAAATAATTGGACAGGAGTTCAACCACAACAACCTGTTCAACAACAACCAATAATGACTACAATTAATGGTGGACAAGTAATACAACCAACAGTACCTATGGCTCAAGTACCAGTTCAACAGGTACCTGTACAACAAACACCTCCACCAGTAATACAAACAACACAAGCTCCTGCAATGGTAAATGGATCTACATTAAGTAGTGGAACAATTATTAACAAAGGAGGACCAACACCAGCAACAAATGTTCAACCAATAAATAATAATCTAAATAATCAAGGAGGAAATCAAATGCAATTAACAAATTATGTAACATCACAACCAATAGGAGGTCAACCGGTACAACAAGTACCAGTTTATACAAACAACGGACCTCAATTTAACAATCAAGCATTCGCACCAGTAGCACAACCAATGCAACCAGTTTATCAACAACCAGTAACTTACGGAGCACCAGTTCAACCAATGGTTCCACAAGTACAACAACCAATAGTAAACGCATGGGGAATAACACCAACTGCAGCAAATTATACTTATTCTAATGTACCACAACAAGTACCAACTTATAGTGCACCAGCACCTGTTAATCAAGCACCTATGGCTAATGCGTGGGGAAGTCATCCAGCACAACAAACACCAATAGGACAATTCCCACAAGGATTAGGTTCACCAAATGAAAATGATAAATCAGTAACAGATAGAGCAATACTTTATTATACAGTAAAAGATTATGGAGCACACGATCCAGTAACAAATAGTAAATATTTATCATTAATTGATCCTGCAACAGGATTAGTAGAAATTTGTACAGAATTCTATTATAACACAAGAAGAGAAACATTAAGAAATCCAGCTTATGGAAATAACTTATTAAGAATACAACAACAAAAGAATAGTCCTGTATACGGAACACCACAGATTGTAAATGTTCCAGATAATGCTTATCAACAAGTACCACAACAAGTAATACCACAATCAGTACCAATGGCTAATACATGGGGACAACCTATGCAACAAATGTCAATGGCTCAACCAGTTAATAACGCACCATTACAATCACCAAACGTTATGAATGGATGGAACACTAACGCGGGTTTCAGTCAACCAATATCAACAGGAATGATCCTGCCTGGGTACAATTAGGATATAGTAATCAAGAAAGTAGTGTTAAGAATATAGAAGAAAATCAAATAGACATAGGTAAGTACGACGGTACATCCTATACGGCTTTTAATCTTATCTTATTAGATACAGATGGTATAGTCAAGAATAAAATTATAAGAGGATTTGATAGAAGTTCAGCTGAATATGCTCGTAACTTGTCGAATCTTATAATGAATTCTTCTTACTATGATCGATTAAGAATCGCAGATATGCTGCGGTCACCAAACTTGATTACAATAAAGAATGGCATACTCGTCGAGAATCCGGTAATCGACGAATGTGCTGTTAATACCCATATCAAATCTTCGAGTAAAAGTTTATTCGACGATATTGGATGCATTTATAACACAATAGATTTTGGAGGAATAATCCATAATCTATATGAAGTAAGTCATACTGTTATATTAAATGGTAGAGACTTGTCATTCTCTTATGCTCCGTATTTTAATTCAGATATGATTGGAGAAGATATCTATTCAGAAAGAAATCTTGAACCTATAGAAGAATTATTACAGGAATTAGAAAGAGAAGTGAACTTAGAAGGTGATTCGATAGGTGTAGAAGTAGTTGAAGAGAAAATGGTTCAACCTGCACCTCCAGAATTAACTGGAAAAGATTTAGAAAATTTTTATCGTAAACAATTTATACAACAACAAAAAATGGACGACGAAATATATAATGATACTGAACCATTTTTTGAAGACTAAATAATCAAGGAGGAAATATAATATGTATTATGGAAATCAACCACAACAACCTATGATGGGACAAGTCTACCCAGCAAACTTTAATGCTGATAGTATAATACTAGAATTAAATAATGCAATATCTGCAGTAATGAATGGAACAGCTGATGTATTCCATGTAAGAGATAAAGTATTAACAATGATAAGAGAAGGAAAATTAAGAATGATTGGTGGAGGACAAAATAGAGTAGCAGTAGAATTAACACCTGATGATTCTAAATATAAAGCAATGCTTGGAATAAATGGACCAATGATTTTAATGGTTCCAGTTAAATTACCAGCAGGTATAAAAGATAATCAAAGAGCAGCATGGGGTTATCAGCAAGTATTCAATCAAGGATTAAATAATTCTCCATATATGGTAAAAATAAGACAAACTTATTTACCATCAGTATTAATACCTAATACAATGATATTAGCACAAAAAAGAATTACTAGAATAGAAGATTCTAAAGCAGTTAAAATGTTATTACAACAAAGAGCATCTCAAAATGGTCTTACTCCTGTTGATGCAGATAAATATTTAGGATCTGCTTGTAGAGATCTGTTATTAGAAAATCCAGCAATATATCAACAATATGTAGATTTAATAACAGCATATGATAAACATTTCGTAATGGCTGATTTGAACCCTGAATTCTCACCATGGAACTTTGGATTCGACATAGAAGCTAACGGTCAAGAAGTGCTAAAAATATTAGATTATGGATATTTAACATATAAAGATAAACCAAATCTATGTCCACATTGTGGTAAAGAATTAAGATACTGTATTCCTGGTGAAGCATTCTTAAGAGATGAAAAGAATAGAGCATTGGCAAATCAAGTAGGAAGCTTTGGACAATACAGTTGTAAAAACCCACAATGCTCTCATAGACAAAATGGAAGAATAGCACCTTATATAGAACCAGATATATCTGTATTCTTAAGATATACTGAACAACGTTAAAATAATGAGCCCCCATTGGGGGCTTTTTTTTTTATTATATTGGAGGATATATGAAATATAAAGATTTTTTTGAAATATTTTTTATTTGTTGTTCTATCGTAGGATATATTAGATTTTTTTATTATGTATTATATACACGATTATTTACAGATGAAAAATATGTTAAATTTGAACCGATAATAATCTTTCTTTTTTATTTTTATTTTATACATTCATCTATGGTGATATATATGTTAAAATGGACTAAGCACCCTATCTTAATAGGTATAGGATTTACTTTATTACTATATCAATTACAAATGAAACAGGTTAAACTGATGATTGAGAAGCGAGAAAAATAGATCCCCCGGATGGGGGATTAATCTTCTTTGTCCTTACTATCCGAATATGGAAATATATTATTACTCCATATTCTATTAAGTGGTTTAGTATGGGGTTGTACCGATAGATCTTTATCATCTTCATATTTTACATGTTTTATTTTCCAGCTTTCATATCTTTATCTTTTTGTCTTTCACCTTTTACATAGTCTTTATGTAATAATTTAAACATTTTACCAAATTCTTTCATTTCACTGCCAACCCATTTTAAATTACTAGCAAAATGATTTTGTGCTAATCTTAAATAATTAGTTAATAATGGAGATAATTCATTTTTTATTGCTTTATAATCTACTCCATCAGCAGCTGTATTTTTATTTATAGATCTCATTAAGTTTCTTCTTTTATCTTCTAATCTATCTAAATTAGCTTGTACTATTTTATAAATATGTTCATAATTTTCTAAAGATACTAAATGTTTTTTAAGAGGTCCTATTAAAGCTTTAGAAGTTTCTGGTCGAGTATAATCATTAATATTTATACCCTCTGGTAAATTACCATCAGCATCTTCTACAACTATATAAGGTGCCACTACAGGTTTAGCTGTAGGATTAGATGCTATTTTTGAATCGGCACTAGTGTCCCATTCTGTTGTTTGATCTGTTAGTTTCTTAAATATTTTAGCATCTTTAATCATCTCTATTTTATTACCATTCTTTAAATCTTTTAATCTTTGATTAATAACATCGTTTATTTTGTTTGTAAATTCATGTATTTCTTTTAAATCTGATATAGCTTCTTTTACTTTATCTTCATGTCTTACATAAATACCTTTATGAGAAACATTTGATATTGTTTCTACATTTACAGCTAATTCAGCTAATAGTTTAATTGTCTTTTCAATATTCTTTTTTAATTTAGGTACATTTGTAGTTAAGGCTCTCCACATTTGTGTAAAGAATCTTCTGATTACTTCAAATATATGATTCATCCAATCCATAAATTTATTAGTACCAAAAGAATCCATTTTTTTTAACATATCTTTGCTACTATATGTAGTTCCTTCAGAACTCGCTACAAGCACCATAGCTTTAAGTTTTGTTTTTAGTCTATAGTTCTCACCTTTAATTGTAGAAAGTCTCGGAGAAGTCAATTTAAGCGTTTCTGCAAGTATTCTACGGTTATACTTTCTATCTTTATTCATAATATTTCCTCATTTCTTGAAAATAAAGACTGCCCCGAAGGGCAGTTAATTATTTATTATTTTTTTCTTTTTACTTATTATTTGCTTTTTTTCATAGCGTTGAATCTATTTTTAGCATTCTCTACTTTATCCTTTACTTCTTTCGTTGCCTTATCGACTCCTTTTTGCGCTCTTTCTTTTAAAGTAACAGGATTAATTTTTAATAAAGAACCAGCACCTTGCCACAATCTTCCCCAAGTTTTTTGGAGATCGGCAATGGCTTTATTTGTAAGAGTTAGCATTTTTCTGTAATCTTTTTCTAAATCCTTAGAATCTTTTTCTCTTTTTGTGTTGTTTATTCTTTTTTCCAAATTTTCTTTAGCTTTTACAAGATTATCTTCTGCAGTTCCTAATTTACTTGCTATAGATTTAAGATCGCTGAAATATTTAGCAGCTTCTGTAGCAGAAGTAATTTGTTTAGTAGCTTTAGCTTCATCTTTTGAAAGTTTTGTTGATGGAAGGTCACTATCTTTTAAACTTCCTTTGCTGAAATTTTTCTTAGCTATACCTTCATTTATAGATTTAACACAATCTTCTAATTCTTCAACTAAAGGAACAATGTTTTTAATGTCTGGTACACTAATAGGTTTTTCTATTTTTGTTGAATGTATTCTATGGATGTGTTTTTCTAATTTAGGAAGTCTTTGTTCCCATTTAGAACGATTCGATGTAATCCATTTCCAAGCATTTTTAATTGCTTCTATTATCAATTTAATGAAATTTTCTATATTCTTTTTAGCATCTCCAAGAGCGTCTTTAGCCATTTTCCAGTCTAATTTCTTTTTAGTATCTGCTTCTCCAGATGCAACGTAATAAGATGCTCTAAGTTTAGTTCTTAATCTCATATTTTCTGCTCTAGCTTGTAAAACAGAATATGCAACAGGAGCTAAACATTCACCTTGAATTACTCTGCTATATTTTCTTTCTTTCTTTACTTTTTTGAAACCATAAGCTTCACCGTAAGTAGAAAGATGTTTATTTACTATGGAATTTATTCCCATACTCTTTCCTCCTTATTTATATATAAGATAAAGTAAGACGGACTTTCGCCCGTCTAATTATTAATTAAAGTTAAGTGGATCTTCTTTGAAGTCTATTACTCCAATTGATTCATTGAACGCAGTCATTTCGAACATTGTTTCTAATTGAAGTGATGTATTCTTACCAAATTGGTCAGTTCCTGTACCTTGTTCAATGTATTCAGGACCTTGTAAGAATGCATAAGTATCCAAGTGTGCTTCATAGTTAGTGTTTACTACATATCTATGAACATCGATATCAGCTGTTTTAGGAGTTGTATGTCCAGCAGGTGTGAATGATACAGATGTTTCAACTGTAGATTTTCTTGCATTTGTAGAAATGAAGTATCCAGTTGCATGTCCACCGATTCTTATTTTTCTTAATTGATAAGGTAAGCTTAATCCAGCTAATGATCCCTCTCCCAAGTCTCCAAGTTCTTGGAATTTGTTGAAGTGTCCACCGTCAGCTTCTCTTACCCATTGAGCTGATGCAGTTGATCCATAGATAGTATATTTTCTTTCTTGAGGATTCAATGCTTGTTCAAGTTTGTTAGTTACTTTAAACATTGCTCTTGACAATACATCTTCGTTACCTTCTAATGTAGAAACATAACCTTTGTTTGCATTGTAAGCTTCAACAGTTTCTTTAGCGAAAGTTCTGTTTTTAGTTAATGTTGTTTCGAAGTTTTCTAATGGGTTAGCATTAGCAGCTATTCCTTCTAATTTAGCAATAGTATCATCAATGAATTGGAATGCATATTCATCTTTATGTCTATTTACAGCTGTCATAGAGAACTTATGGAAGTCTTCTATTAAGTTAGCTTTAAGCACAAGTGTATTCTTTTCTAAGAAGTTTTGGTTAAGAGTAGTTTGTGCAGAGAAGCTTTCTCCAATTTGAACAACTATAGGTGTTTTTCTTGTGTTGAATTGGATTGGTCTTCTTGGTCCAATTGCTGGTAAATTAAATTTAACTTTTATTTTAGTTACAGTTCCACCATCTACGAATAAAACGATATCTCCATTTAATTTAACGTCTCCAAGTACTCTTACAGTCTTAGTAGCTTTTTCTTCTTTATCTGTTAATGTAGCAGAGAAAGTAGTAACTACATCTGATCTTTGACCAGATTGAGTTGGATATCCAGTTCCTACCCATTTAACTGGTATTTTCTTACCATTTTCTGTAATTTCAACTATTTCTAGTCCTCTATTTAAGAAATCATAAGGTCCAGTAATTCTGTTTGTTGTAGGATCTTTAGCAAGTAATTCTTTATTATATTCATCTATGATGTTTCCAGTTACTTTTCCTCCAGTTACTGTAAATTCTACAGTAGATGTAGGAGAGTTTGTTCCAGCTACTTCTAATAATTTTTTACCATTGTTTACTAAATCAAAGAAATCTATCATTTCACCATCTGAAGTTATAACATAAGGAAGGTCAACCTCTCTTGTGAATGTTAATCCTTTTTCAACATGCGTTTTGAAGATTATAGAATAAGTAGATTGTATTACACCAGCTATCAAAGCAACCATATGTAATTGATCAATAGTAGACAAGTTAGAAACATATTGTCCAGTATTTTGTGAATATTTAAATATTGAATTTTCTTGTGATGTTACTAAGTTTTCTTTTAAGTGATTTAAGAATTCTTCTTTAAATACTGCTTTAACAGAATCTTCTCCCATTGCAGATTTAGCTTTTTCTAAAGCTTCGAATTCATTAGCAAATACTCTATCAGCTAAGAAATTAGCTATATCGAATACACCATTTTCTCCCAAATTAGAAAGCGGCTTTGTAAATTCTTGACCAAATTCTCTTCTTGTGTATTCTCTTAATTCAGATGCTATGTCCCAAAGTTTTCTAGCATCTCTTGTTAAGTTCATTTCGCTCATTTTTATCTCCTCTCGGTTTTTAATTTTTTAAAATATTTCTTCTTCTTTTTCTTCTTTGACTCCCATCTTAGATAGTATAGTATTCGAAGAGTCATGCAAAGTATTAAGTTGTCTTTTGAAATCATTTAATTGAAGAATCTTGGTAACAATACTCTCTTTATCGAATTTATTTTTTAGATAAAGTCGAATATTTTGAAGAATAGTCTTATACTGTTCTTCTATCTCTTTAAAATCTGCTCCAAATTCCGACGAATCCAGGTTCTTAGAAAGTAACTTTTCATATGTTGCTTTATTTTCTTTATATAAAGTAGCAAAGTTACCTCTTAATTCAGTAGTTAAAGAAAGATCAGCATTTTCTATATCTTCCATTGGATTTATAATCTTTCCATTTTCATCTTCAACGCCTTCTTCATCAAATCCAAACCCGTCATCTGAAGATCCCATATCGAAATCACCAGATTGTCCAACCGAGGGATCAGAATCTCCGAACATCTCGTCTCCGTTTCCAGTAGGAATGTCAAAATCACCTTCTCCGTCCTCTCCATGAGGTACTATTTTAACAGATTCTCCTATTATATTACTGTCTGGTTTTTTAACCAAAAAATCATACAAATCTATACTCAACCATTTCACCTCCAGTAATTTATTAGAATTTTTGTTCTGCTAATGATAACATTTCATTCATCATATTGACACAATTATCGTCATATATATTATTAGATTCTGCTAATCCATTCTTATATAAATCATAATCTTCATTTGATACTACCTTTATATTATTTGATCCTATTTGTTTAAATCTTTCTACAGATCGTTCATACATTTCGTCTACTATTTTAACCTCTTCTTTAGGTTTATAATGAGCATCAGAAACATATTTATCCGTAGGATTTTCTTCGGATAATATTTGATCTACTTCTTCTTCTGTTAATACTTTATTATATTTATTATCATAGAAGATTTCTTGCATTACACCTTCTACTTCTTTAAATGTAACAGTTATTCTAGCTGACGGCGGTCTATTAGAGAAAGAGAACGCAGTTCTATTTTCATTTATTAGCCATTTCTTAACATCTACTATGATACCATGTCTTCTTTTTAATATACTAGCATAATAATACATAGCATTATAAGCATGACCAACAGACATAACAATGTCATCGTGTTTACCAGGTGCTGCTGCTATCTTAGTTGTAGTACCACCATTAATATTCTTTTTACTATACACTACTAATGTCTTTATTTCATCTACTAAATCTGTTACAGCTATACAACGTGTATATTTTCTTACTAATAATTGTATTAATGCAATAATCTTATCTCTGGCAGCACCATTCATAGCAAAACCAAAATCACTTTTTTGTGACTGCCCATATTCATCTAAATATTCATAATCTACATTAGTATCAAAAGCATTATTTAATTTCCATTCAGCAGCAGGGAAAGGTATCAAGAATGGTTGTATATGTGGCATATATTTTAAAGATTGTATCAATGCTGTAGACGTTCCATCATTTCTTTCTATAGCAAGAGCCATTTTAATACCATTCTTTATTGCTATTTCACATAGTCCTTTTGTGAGCAATACTAAATCATTCATTTCTAAAGTATTATTTTTAATTAATCCTATTAATACTCCTGTCTCAACATCTACAAAAGAATAAACAGTTGAGTCATTCGGACCACCTAAACCTCTGGACACATCTACTCCAACAACAATTCCTTCTCTATAATTATAAGTGAAGAAATCTATCCAATCAGCATATAATTCATCTCCTTGTGGATATATATCTATAAAGACTTCATTTGTTAATCCAGGAATATCCATATTTAATGAATAGGATTTCTTTTCTTTTTTCTCAGCATATGTAGTTAATGTAGCCAACTCAGTAGCAGGGAATGGAGATGCACTTGATACATCTTCCCATATAAGAAGTAATTCTCTACGAATACCATCAACTGACTGTCCTTCACAACGATCTGAGAACCAATCAGCATTCTTACCAATTATATCAAATTCATATTTAATATGAAATATTTGATCTATACTTCTCTGCTTAGCATATTCTCTAATCTCATCTTCTGTCATATCTAATACTTCTAAGCTATTCTCATTCATAGGAATGTATCTAGATAATAGATTTTCTTGCATCCATTGACCTTCTGGTGTATCTAGTTTACCAGGTGTTCCTAGTAATCTGTAACCAAATGGTCTATCATCTTTTTTAGCTATTGCTTTTGCTTCTTTGGTTGTTTGGTTTAAAGATTCAAATGCAATTTTATTATGTTTAGTAGCTGCCAACTCATCCATAAACCAACAAGGAATAGTTCCTCCCCTTCCGGCATTATCGGCTTTAGATTCTTGTTGTCCTATAACAAATAATTCAATCAAATTATTAAACATTTCATTTTTCATTGATTGTTTTTTACCTGCAGATTTAGCTTTAGATTTTATTTCTGACAGACCTGTTTTTTTATCTGTCTTACCGACAGATTTATTAAAGAATTGCATCCAGCTAGGAAATGTTTGAATAATAGCTTCAATTTTATTTAAGTTTTTAGCACCCATAGCAGCATCATAATGTGTTGACGCCATATTAATATTTCTTCCAAAATTATGTTCTATTCCACTATGTGTAGAAATAACTTGTGTCTTCCCTAATTGACGACTAGCTTCTAGAAAGAAATTAATATTACGTAACATAAAATAAATTGCTGTATAGTTAAATATATTTAAATCAAATGGATCTAGTCCATTATTTACTTTTAATATTTCTCTGTATACATACCAATAATTATGCATGCATTCTTGTATTATTTGTAATTTAACATTATCTTTTAATAATGGATCCCAAGGATCTACCCCAATCAACTGGGGGTTAAAGATTTGTAAATGTTCATTACAATTCTTAACCCCTAATTTCTTTAATAATACATAAAGATTTATAGCTGATTGATTTTTTGTATTATAATCATAATATCTTTTGATGTATGGTTTTGTTAATAAATAATCTCTAGTATTTACTTTACTACCATCTTCGTATCTTAAAATACCATGTTCATCTGCTAATATTAACATTATATCACCTATAACTTAACTGGCTTTTTCACTAATCCACAAGATTGTACTAATTCAAACACATCTTGAGGTGCGAACCAGTCATATCCATAATCTAACAGAGCTTTACCTCTGAATTTTAATTTTTTATCTGTAGCATAATCTATAGCAGCTGCAGCAAATTGAGAACAATACCATTTTGTGAATAATTCTTTTTTCTTAGAAGGTAATTGTAATACTTGTGCTTTAAATACACCCCAAGCCCAATATCCTTTTCCTTCTTCTTGTTTTAAATATTCTTGAATCATTTCTTTCTTAACTTTAGGATCTAATTCAAAAACTACTACTTCAACATCATTACCATGTTTAATCTGATGTCTTCCAGATCCACCTTCTACGACTCCATAAATAGATCCATCTATAATAAAATCAACATGTGTAAATGCAGAGTCTGTCCAATAGTTTATCAATTTAGAGAAATTACTACTTCCTTTATAGAAAACAATAAATACTTTTCCTCTTTCTTTTATAAGAGATCTTAATTTATGTGCTGGAAATGCACCTAAAAAAGTTTGATAACCGTCTAACCTAGCTTTCTTTTTAAATGTAGAGATCATTTGTTTTTCGTCTCCCTTAGCTTTAGCAGCTTCGTAGTCATCATTTGCTTTTTTAACACGAGCACTTAATTTCTCTTTATATTTATCGTCTACTCTATCAGACATCTTATTTAATCTCCAAACATCGAAGACATTTTCTCCCATAGCTTCATCAGCTTCATCTTTTGATATAGCACCTTTATCAGCTAATTTATCCAGAATCTTTTCTTCCAGTTCATCAACTGCTTCTTCTTTTTCTTCTTCATCAGAATAATCATTCTCTACTATTTCTTCTACTTTCTCTCTGGGATCTTCACCATCTTCATTATAGTAATCTTCTTCTTCTTTATCTGATTTAGAAACAGACATAAATTCTCCAAGACCTTTATTGAATTTTATTCTACCACGAAATTTATCTTTAAAAGCATTCATTTCTTTTCTAATAGCCTTAGCCATTTTAGTACTTTCTTCATTATTTTCTGCTTCAAATCTTTCTGCTAATTCTTCCCAATATTCTATATGATCCATAGCTACTCTTCTTGTGTCATATTCTTCAGGATTAGTATGATCAAGTAAATACTTCAATGCTATTTTAGCTTCTCTAAATGCTTTTTTCATAGCAATTATTCTCCAAGCATTTTTAGCAGCTGACACTGTTCTTTTTGTACCTTTAACAACATCTTGGAAGTCTTCACTAGACACTACCATATCCTTATAATTGATGAAATCTTCAATATAACTTTCTGCTAATCTCTTAGTATCATATCCTCTTTCTTCTCTTCTTTTATCATATGCCTGCATCCATCTATTTTTCATATTAGCTTTAGCCATCATAGCTTGGTTCTTCATTTTATCAGCTTCTAAAACAATAGGACCAATCTTAATAGCATCTGGTAATATTTTATCTGTCAATTCTTCTATTCTCATAAATAATCTTTTAGCTCTTAATGGTCTGTCACCCATAAATTTCTTATTAGATTTATCTCTATCAGATAAGAAATCCATATTTAATGCTGCAGTAATAGATTTAAATCCATCTACTATAGCTGTAGGAAATTTCATGATATGTTTTCCTATCTCTTTAGCAACATCACCTACAACACCTTCTCCACTGGGAACATTTTCTTCACCAATTACAGCATTATTTATATTAGTAATAACTTCTTGTACTTTGTCTAACAATACATTCATTTCAGGATAGTTATTTTCATCTTGTTGTTGAATATCGAATATATCATTAATAATAAATTTAGCTGTCTCTAATAAAGATTCTTTTTGTTCTAAATTTTCTATTACAGACGCTTCATCTTCTAATTGATCTATTCTATTAGCAATCTTTCTATAGTTCATTGTACGTAAATTACTTTGATTTACTTGTACAGAGTCTATAGCATTTCCATGTAAATCTACAGCTGGATTTAAAGATGCTATTGTTGTTGGTTGATTAGTGAGATATAGACCAGTACTTTGAGAAACTCGGTTTTCTGATAGACCAGCGAAATTTTCTCCATAAGTCTTTTGATCAAAAAATGGTTTTTCCATATATTTACTAAATAATATATTTCCTATTTCTTTTACTACTCTATATCTTTCAGAATCTTTATGTCCTATTACTTCTATTTTATATAAAGGATTATTTCTTTCCTTGTCCTCTTCTATAGCGGCCATTACTAACCATCCCATAGGTCCCATTTCAGATTTATTAGTATTTAAAACACCTAATACATTGTCTATCTTTGTTTGGTAGAACATATCTCTAGATAGGGTATATATAAATTCTTGATAAAATTTAAAATTCTTACCTGCATTATAAGTTCCTCTAATGCTATCTGTTAATATATAATCTAACAATAATAGAACCAGTATTTGTGATATCATTGGATTATTGATATATTGTTGTACTTTATAATCTGTAAGTGTATTGAATTCTAAAAATATAGTCTCTAATTTATTAGCTATCTCTGCTTTAGTATATTTCTTTTCAAAAGATTTCTTAATTAATTTTTCTATAAAGTTATCTAAAAATCTAGTAGCATCTACTACTTCTAATTCTTCCATAACTTTAAAGAAATCTTTATGTATAAATACTGAACATTCTTCTCTTTCTTCTGTAGATTTTAATACATCGGATATCTTTTTTGTAAATGTGTCATCTGATGGCCATTCGTTATAAAATTCTAATATCCATCTTTTAGATAAATTCAATGGTACTATTTGAACAAGTCTTCCGACTAATTCTTCATGATTCTCTATATCTCCTTTGAATACTTCAATTTTATTATCAAAAGAAACTGTCCATTCTCTTCGACCTTCACTATTTATTCTTGAACCTAGTACAGTTACTTCGAAAGCATCGTGTTTGAAATAATTGATTTTTTTAGGAAAACCAGGATTATCCCCTACCATTGTTTCGGAGTTTCTGACACCAGTAATATTGACTTTCGTGAATATCATGATTTATTTCCTCCTTGTTATATTAGTATATGAAACTGAGTTCCGGAAGGGCTAAATCCCAGTAATATAAACCGTATTGGTATAATTTTAGAAAGGAGAAATAATATGATTTCTTTATACAGAAGAGTAGTAATTAATAGAATGAATAAACAACTTTTACGTTTAAAAGATGGACCATTTGTACAAAATGGTGTTACTTATTCATTGTCTAGTAGTAATAAAGATAATAAAAAAATATTAGCAGATACAATATCTAATTTTCATAGATTATGTGAACACATATCAGCAAAAGATCCTATGGAGTTAGAAAATTTTGCTAAATTTTTAGGTGTTATTAGAAGTACATATTCTATATCAACAAATGAAATGAAAGATTCAAATCCAGAGTATTTCAGATATCAACAAATAACAGGAATATTAACATTTGCTTTCCAAGATGATAAAGATAGAATTTTCTTTGTTCCAGCTATAATGTTATATGAGAATAATACTCCAGTTATTTTTGTTACTAAAAGTAGTTATAAAATAGGAGGAAAGATAAATCCAGATCTATTAGTTAAAGATGAATTTATGACATTTAATATTAAAGATGATTTTGTTCAAAAAATATATAATTATGCTTATGATTATTTAGATGAGTCTGATTATATAATGGGTAAAATATTTTTAGAATTAAGTGATAGTAATTCTACTTTTAGAGATGGTACTATTGATTTAAAAGATAATATTAATCAATTAGGATACAATGGAGAAATAATTAATCTTTTAGATAGTATTCTTTATACTCCATTAGTAAAGTTAGTCGATGGTAATATATCTGAAATAGTAGTAACAAATGGAATTGAATTAAAATCTATGTCTTATATAGAATTTAAGACGTCTAAAGCATTAGCACTTATACTAAGAGAACCTAATAAAAATCTTGTATTAGAATCAATATCAGATTTAGACGAAGATGTTTATTGTGTTGGTGGACAAAATTTCTATATTGATGATGCTGAATGGAAACAAAATGAAAACGGAGGTTATTCTACACATTATAGAGTAGTATCTGAAAAAGAAGCATTTAAAGAAAATGTTATAGGTGGTATTATACATGGTAAAGAATATTATACATCTATAGGAGAAAATAAAGTATTAGATTCTTTAAAGAATACTTTTTCTAGTATTAAAAAAGAAAGTGACAAGTTAATACAGAAAATGAAACAACATAGAGAATCTAAAAAGATGTATAAATTATTTGCAAAAGAAGTATGCGATAAGCATAATAGATTACAGCGTAATTTAAAAATTGGTAACTGGTCAGCCGTTGGAGGATTCTTAGCTTATATGGCAACAGAAGGTGTTTGGGATTCTTTTGATATGGCCAGAGATAGTGTTAGACAAGATATAGGTGTAGAATTACCATCTAACAGACCAGATAAAATGACAGCTATGATTATTACAGCAGCATCATCTGCTTTATTTGCTTTAGGTGCTTATTTAGCATTACCTAAAAATAAAGAAACTGATGAAGGTTTAGATATGATATACGAATATTATGATACTGAATTAACTAAAGCTATTGAAGATAGACAAGAAGCTAAAAAGAATGGTAATTTAAAAGACGTTAAAGCTCTTACTAATAAAGTACAATTCTTAAGAGATATTAATGATAGAATATCTAGAGAAATTGAGAGAAGAAAGGAGGCTGGACAACTTGGGTAGACTGAATAATATAGATAATCAATTTAAATCTATAGTACAAAATGATACTATAGGATTTAAAGCTATTAAACCCGCTAAAGGAGAAAGATATAGTTTTAAAGCATTATGCGAAGCAGCTTATGCTGTACATACATCACATATATCAAATGATAACCTTGCACATAAAGAAGCATTAAAAGAAATAGTATTAACAGCATATAAAGAAAATACAGTAGATGATAAAATAAAATTAACAGAAACTACGATAGAGAAAAAAATAAAAGCTGGTGCTGCTGGTGCAGTATTAAATTTCTTTACAAATTTTACAAAAATACTTAAAGCTGCATGGAAACATTTAAAACTCTTCGTAATGAGCTTTTTTGATGTAGGTTCTAAAGTACAACTTATACAAAAAAGAATGGAAAATTTTGAAAAGAGATTAAAAACAGATGATCAAGATTTTAAAACTTTTTTAAGAACAAGATACGAAGATATCGATGGTATAGTTATAATGAAAAAAGGTACATATGTAGCTACAATAAAAGATTTAACTAATACTGCTGATGAAATAACTGAAAGCTTTAATACTATACATGAAAAAATACAAAGATCATTTGGTAAAAAAGTATTAGCTAAAATTACAAGAGATAATACTAAATATAATTATGAAAAGAGTAGCATAAATACAGATACCGCTTCTAAGAAGATATCTGATCTAAAAAATACTGTATTATTTAATAAAAAAGAAAAGGCTAAAGGAACAGGAGAAACTTTCTTTAAAATTTTTAAAGAATCTGGTAAAGCTTTATGGTATGTTTATAATACACCACCAGGTGCATCTACAAATATATTAGATATAATGAAAAAAACTAAAGAAAGAGCTAAAGACGATGTCATAGATAAATTAATAGAAGAAGCTAAAGATAACTTTCTGAAACATAATGGATTCCAAAATAAAGAAACAATAGATGGATTAACCACTGCTATAAGAAAAGCTAACTCTTTATTAATTGAAATTAATGGTGTATCTAAAATAAAAATGGGTGAAATTATTCAAGTAGGTATTACTTCAATGAAATTGATCAAGAAACATGCTAAATTAGATAAAATAGATTTCACTACAATAAAAACAGAAAATGAGCTTAATATCAATTTACAAACTGATGCTAAATCTTTAGTAGGTAAAGCTGTAGGTGCAATGGTTAATAAAAAGAATAAAAAAGAAGAATTTTAAGGAGGTTTAGAAATGTCTATTTTGAATGATATAGTAAATAAGTATGGAGTCGGAGAGTCTGTAGGTATAAAACTTAAAAAAGAAAAAAAGAGTCCTTATATAGCAGCTTGTGAAAATAAGCTATTGTATATATACGGAGAAAATAATGCCTTTAAAGATGGTATTAATGACATCATTGACGTTAAATATAAAGGTCTGGGAGAAAAATTTTCTTTTGGTGTACCTGATTGGGAACTTACAAACTCTTATTTCACAAGAAGACAAGTTCGTGGTCAATTTGATAATAAATATGGACAACCTAAAACATCAGAAGATAAAGATGTATACGGAGACGGTGCAGTTACAGTTATTTATGATGACGATGATATAGTAAAGACAATGATATCTACAAAAGGATCATTTAGAGGTAAATGGTTTACAGATAGATATAATATTTCAATAGGAGAGTCTAAAGAAGACTTTCTGAGAAAAGCTGGTAAATGGTTCTATGAAAAAGGAGATTATTATTTAGATAAGAGTAGAAATTGTAAAATATATTTTAAAGATAATAAAATATCTAAAATAGTAGTAGAATTTAATAAAGAACAATATTTAAAAGAAAAGCAAGAAAGATTAGAAAGAATGGATAGAGTTGCTGATGCAGTAGATACAATGTACGAAAGAAGAGAAAGAAGAAATTATCAGCAACAACAATTAGATGCACTTAATAGAATTGCTAATAAATAAAAATACGTGTAAATATAAGAGCCCCCAATGGGGGGCTCATTATTTTAACGTTTAATTTTAACATCTAGTATTTCATTTATTGCACTTTTAAGGTTAGCGTTTTCAGCTGATACTTTCATTCCATATTCATTTACTGTATCTGTATATATGTTAGAATGATTAGGTCTTGATTTCTCTTTCTTAAGTTTAATACCAACTGATTCACCTACACCGTATTTTTTTACTATATCATTTAAATTTGACATAATTACCTCCTATTAAGGAACTCTACTATCTTTGAGCTCCGAATTTTATCATACTTTGTAGTTCTTTTTCGTATTTAGATATTTCATTTTCTAAATCTTTAAATTGTACATCTCTAAACATTGGATAAGGACCATGTGAATAAGACATTATTTCAGTATCTTCATCTGCTATAGCAATACTTATAATAGGTAGTCTTTTCATAAGTTGTCTATAAGTCTCTTTATTCTTTATGTCCATTCCTCTATGCTTTAAATCATGATAAGCTTGGTTAGATATCACTAAATGGAATAAAGGAGTTTTAATTCTTTCTACTTTATTTATAATATCTGCAAACTTATTAGAAGTCAATACTTGTTTCTCTTTAGAAGTACCTTCTTTTTTAACAAATGCTACAGAGTTCTTTAATGATTTTTCAGTATTCTTTTCTGCAGGAGTTACTTTAACAGATCCAAAATACTTTTCATTCATTTCTAATATTGTTTTTACTACATCTTCGTACGGTAACTTTCTACTACTAACGTCAACTGTTAAAGAAGATTTCTTACTCATAGTTTTTCTAGAGAAAGATGTCACATCATTAATATCTTTATATAGTATTTCTACTTGTATTGTTGATTTAGGAGCATGTTTATTATCATTAATAAATTCTCCTGCTTCTCCTGAAGACACTAAGTTCTGTATATTGAATATTAAAGAAGCAGCTTCTGCATTTCTAGAGAATACTTTAGTCATACAATCCATCACAGGATGATATGATTGACTAAATGAAGATAATATTTCTTCAGAATCATCTTTAATATTTTTACCAGATCTGTCTGTTTTATTCATATTAGTGAATGTATTTCTTAAAGATGTTTTTGCTCTAGACATTAAGTTACCACCATCTGTTTGTGCTATTGATGATTCTAATGCTTGTTTAATTTGTATAGCAGCAGATGTTTCTAAATATTTAGCATAAGAATTAATTACATCTTTAGAGATATCGTCAGTAGCTACCAATGGTTGTTGAATATTTAATGCAGACCCGAATTGTTTTTCTACTTTATTATTTTTACTAGTTATCCATATGTTGAATGGAACTGCCATTAATGTATGTAACAATGCTAATCCCGCACCTACTCCTCCAATACCTGCTAATATAGCTCCACCTTTTTGCCAATTTACGGGCATTTTATAAAGTTTATTTTGATCACTAGTGAATTTTCTTGCTTCAGGAGAATCGGCGCCACCAGCTTCACCATAAGCAAAGAAACCTTCTCCAGATGGCATTTCAGCTACAGGTACTAACCCATCTTTCTTTTCTGTAGGATTATAAACAAGGTCATTTTCTTCGTTCTTTAAAGCATCTTTAACTTCTTCATATTTATCCTCTACAGTCTTACCTATAGCAGGGTTTAATTCTTTTAATTCAGCTATATCCTTTTCATTATCTTTAGCTATCTTTTCAGCAGGACATTCTACTAAATCTTTAGCTTTAACAGAATCATTAATAGTCATTAATGATAAAATGCTATTAGCTACAGAATCTTGATAATGATCATTTAATTCTTTGTCAGATTTATCTAAAACATTCGATACAACTTTAAGATCTTTCATAATTAGATCTTTTCTATCTTGTAAATGTGCTACTCCTGCAAAATCAGTAGGTTCCACACTTTCTGCAAATGTTGCAAAATCTAATATACTATCTTTTATCTTTACTATTCTTTCAGATAAAGCTTGGACAGGACCTCTAAGATCGTCCATAGATTCACTTAAAGCAGATAACTTCATAGATTTAATGTAATCATTTCGTATTTCTTTTACAGATTTATATTTCTTAAATTCTCTTGTACTAACTTCTTCTTTTGTTGTAACAACACTTTCTCCAAAAGCTGTTCTGTTCATTATTTCATTTATCTTCGTATTTTCTCCTCTTCCCATAGCTTTATGAAATGTTGTTTTTAAAGTGTCTACATATTCATAAGCTTGGTATTCTTCAGGAGTTGGTCTAGATGGATTATTTCCTTTATTAATATACCCATAATACTCAGCTGATATATTTCCGTCACCGTCTACTACTAAACGATTAAATGCTGATAATACTGCATACATATTATCTTTTTTAATTTCTTTAGATGACTGCTTAATACAAGCTGTATCTACTTTTGTTAATAGTCTTTTTGCGTCATATTGTAATTCCGCATGGAACTCTAACTGAGGTCTTGTTAAATAATCTCTATCATTTCCTAATGCATATTGTATAATAACATCTTCTTCAGGATCATTAGTATAATGAAATATTTCAGCAACTTCTAATACTCTACCATAAACACTATCTTTTTTGTCAACAACGGCAGTTTCTTTTAATTTTGTTGAGTTATTATTTTCATTTTTGGTAGGTTTACTTCTCATAAACTCACTATATGCTTTTTGTGACATAAAATTTTCTCCTTTCATTGAAATATTTTTATATTTAGATATTCTTATATTTCTAGTTGAATCTATCTGTACTTCATCTGGGTTATTTTTATCTTGTCTTAAAATAGTTGGAAAGACAACGACTATTCCGTTCTCTTCTATTCTTAGAGATTCAATCCCACTATATTTATGAGTAAATCGTTCGTCAAAGAAATCTTCTTTTATTTCTTTTTCGATAATAGATTTACAATAATTATCCAAAGAGTCCAATTCTTTTTTATTAGATAATTTATTGAATATAGATTCTTGTAACTCATTTATTTCTTGTTTACCACTTTTATCTCTTATCAATATTTGTATATCTTCGCCTTTATATTTTATATTACGCTCTACAAACTGATTAACATCGAATTTTAAAAATTCTCCGTACGATTTTCTGTCTGACATTTATTTCCCTCCTTTAAATTTAGATATAGGAATCATATGATCGATTTCTTCAAAATAATAATCTAAAGGAGTCTTTTTATTAGTATAATATCCAGAAGTATCTACAAATATCATACCATCTTGTCTTATTTGAAAAAAATGTATCAATTTGAATTTTGTATTATATTCCCCGTCGTCTGATTCTGTTGAAGATTTAGATCTAGCATAATCATTCAATTCTTTTCTAACTTTAGGATCTTTAAGTTGTTCGAAAATCTTTTTTTGTAGATCGTTAGGTTCTTTTTGATTTCTACTTAAAGTAAATTCAACTTCTAAACTTTCTCCATTTTCAATATCTAAATCCCACGTTACAGTATTTTTGTTTCCTATCTTCATGAATTCACCTTGAGGTTTCTTTTCTTCATAACTGAGAATTTCTACATCATATCCGATTTCATCATATGTAGGTTTTTTATCTGGATTAGATTTACTAGTAAACCATCCATAAGCAGTACCACTTATTACTCCGTCCGGTGTAACTTCGAAAGATGTTATTCTGTCATACTTTATAGTATAATCGTCCTCATCAAGTCCACCTTTTTTCATAAGTTGTTTTTTAGCCTCTTTATTTATTTTAGCTCTTTCTTTAGGATCTTTTAAATCTTTTAAAATACTTTTCTGTAGATCATTTATTTCTGTTTCCCCTTTAGGGAAATATAAGAATATGCTAATATTACTCCCATCCACATCATCGATGTCTTCTTGTTGAAATTTAGGTTTACCAGGTTTCATGAACTCACCAAATCCTGATTTAAATATTATCTTATCTAATTTAGCTTTCTCTCCAATAGGTTTAGTAGACACATTATATTTACTAAGATTAACCATTTCTCCTAGACCAGATCTAGTTAATATATTTGATAGAATAAAGGATTCTGAAGATACGACTTGTGTTATTCCTATATCTTTAAGGCTAACAGATTTAGTGAAACCTTGGAAAATTTCATCAGCATAGAAACCGAATTCAAGATTAGCTTTTTTTGTTTTTTCGTCATAGAAGAATCTTATTGTACTTGGATTTTCACAATTCTTAAGAATATGTGCCCTAAAATCATCTAAGTCACCATCTTCGTTAATATCCCAATAATTGTTAGCTAAGAAATGAAAGTAATCTTCTCCTTCATCTTTAATTACGTCAAGATAACTATCCCAATCATTCTTAAAAAATTTTTTGAATTCTTGAGAATTAAATATTCTTTTTGCTAATGCTATTATTTCAGATTCTTTCGATACTATTAGTTTAGCTATCTCTGAAGGACGAGGTTCATTTTCACTTTTAGGTTTGATGATAACACTAATGAATTTTGTATCTTTAGTTTCGTCATCTAGTCTATATTCACCATACTGATTCAATTTATATTTTTCTTTTTCTGGTTTAGGACCTTCCTTTTTAAGTCTCTGTTGTTCTATTGTTTGTTTTCTTTTTAATGTAAGAGGTGTCCTTCCTTGATGTGTTCTTTGGTATTCTTGTAATTCTTTAACAGTCATACCCCAAGTTTTCATTGTATGTTTTTCATTCACATCGTCAAACTTCTGCTTCAGTTTCATAAACTCTCCGAAGCCATGTTTATTTATTATATCATTTAACATAAATACTTCACCACTCGCTTCTTGATCATCTTCCCATTCATCTTCTAAATCATCCATAAAAGCATCAAATTCATCGTCACCAAATGCATTGGCCTTATGGTAAAAATTACCTGATTTAATTTGGCCTAATACTGTTTGAATTCCTTCTTTTATTTTATCTTTAGCTTCTTGAGAAGAGTTTGTTCCTAAATAAAGTTCCCCAAATTTTTTAATAGCATCATCACTTAATCCTGCTACTTTTTGTTTAAAATTCTTTTTTTCTTGAGGACTCATTTTTCTTTTCTTATGTTCTTGTTTTATCATTTTAATTTCATCATTAACAACAGTAAACAACTGCTGTTCTGATAACCACTCTAAGAATACACCCTTCACTGAGTGCCCACTATTTTTAATCCATTGAACTACACCGTTCTTTGGTTTTTCTTTTTCAGTAGTACCCTCGGGGATATCACGTAAACTTTTTTTAGCGGCTTTTTTATTATCAAATAAAGGCATTTTAAACCTCCAATCTTTTCAATATGAATAATAAGAACCTCCCATTACGGGAGGACTTATATTATTTAAATAAATTATTAAAGATGATCTATTGATTCAACAGGTGTTCCTGAATGTCTAGCCATAGCCGCTTCAGCACTTTCTTCAGCTCTTCCAGATGCTGATTCTGCAGTTACTGTAGTACCAGTAGTTACAGGAGCAGGCGATTCTTCTTGTGGTGGTAACCCAGATCCTCTTAGAGATCTTCTAGTTCTTGCACCTCCAGATGCTTCTGTTCCAGAGGTAGATCCAGGTTGTGATGACGCACCGCTCTCAGTCGATGCTTGCGGACCAGCTATCCTGGTGATCTTCTTAGGCATTTCTCCAGTTGGATCTAAACCATAAGGTGCTAAATCTGATGCGTCTACAACAGTAAATCCTGACCTGATGATTATTGCTACCTTTTTATCCTCTATCTCTCTAGCATATACCGGAGACATACAGTTTAATTCAGGGATATGTTTTCTTGTATCAAGAATAGAAACTTTTATCTTTGCCATTCTTATTCACCTCCATTACGTTTGTTTTCTTTATCTTTTTTATTAGTTGAAGGTTTATTTTTGTTCTCAACTATATCTTTCTTCGTTTTTCCAGCATTCTCAACAGGTTTCTCTTCAAATTTAACTTCTTCACCTTCTAAATTAATTTTTTCAGGTCCTTCTGCTGGTTTAACTTCATTAACTGTATTCAAAACCACTGGAGAACTTATAATCTCTACTGGATTTTTATGTTCTACAACTTCTTCTGGTTCCACATGTGGGGCTACAGGAGAAAGACTATTTAATTCGGCTTGAAATTGTATTTCATTTATATTCACTGGTGTAGATACTTCATCTTCAGCCTTTGGTCTAATAAATGTATTAAATTTATCCATATCTAATAGTGTAGATTGATTCATTCCAAATCTATATTCTACTGTATGTCCTTGAACTATTAATCTTTCTACTTCAGGGATAGTTCTTAATTTAGCTTCTACATCTGGATACATTATATTTAATAAAGTATCGTATGTAGAAGACGATACATATGTTAATACTTCTACTGCCATAATTACTTCCTTTCTAATAAAATCTATTTATACCCACTCTTGTATATAGCTCTTGATATATTCTATCAATAACTGCTAAAAGAAGAGGTGTATATAACATGTATTCCATTGTTACTTCTTCTAAATATAATTCTTCTAATACCTCTAATACTTTCTGACCAGTATCTATTTGATTATTATACCACATTTCTAAAATTTGTCTTATTTCCTGTGGTGGTTCAAATGATACAGGTTTTTTATCGTCATTAGGTACTATATCGTAGATCTCATATTCATCCATACTATTCATATAAGTATTAATTTTATGATATGGATCATCTTGTTTTTGTGAATAATATTTATACTTATATAATTCTACACTATTTAATGCTTGATCACCTTTTCTATTTATAAATTTTCTGAATGGATGAGTTTTCCATTTAACAATAGTCATTTTATCTTCTATAGCTTCATTAGATAACATAAGATCATTTGTCTCATATATCTTTAAAGGGAAGAATTCCATTTGAAAATAATATAGTAAAGGAGAGTATAAATACAATTTATCTTTTGTTTCTACTCTTAACATATTAGTGTAGTCATCGTAAAAGTAACTCATGTAGATTTCATTTATTTCTTCTCTTTTTTCTATAATCTTTTGTAATTCTATATAAGTAGATTCTTCTAAGAATGGGCTATATTGTGTACCTAAATTTTCTTGAACAAATTTAAATTCTTGAGAAATTAATTTTCTCCTTTTCATATGTTCATATGTCCAAGGCTGTTCAGGACAGTTATCGTCTTTCATGTAATCTACTTTAATAAATGTTTTATTATGTAATGTAACGTAATCTAAATTAGTTACAACATAGAATATTTGATGATTTTCTAATTTTAAAGTTAATCTATCTCCCATTACGGGAGTGATTGTATTAGGAAGATGGAGAAAACTTAAAATGTCAGTATTTAATTTAACATCTTCTTTCTCATTCTTATCTAACGTTGTATTCTTTTCATCAACATATCCGTAACCTATATAATCTTTAATTAATTTATATTTAGTAGCACCACTATAAGGACCATGTGTAGATTTATCTCCTACACCTGTAACCGATGCTAAATTATCATATGAATAATAATTCATTATAATTGGTGTAGCACCATCTATAAATCTAGTAAGTGAGCCATCTAATATCTTTTCTGTATTTTTTATCATACTATGTACAGATGTTGGTATAGATGAATAATCTCTACCATTAATATTTTTTATTTCCATAGCTCACCTCTTATATTATTTATATCATCTTGTATATATCCTGTGACTAATACTAAATCAGCAAATCTAGTAATAGCATAATTCACCATTTTATTTATACAATCATTTAGTACTGCATGTATTTTCAATTCATACTTTAAAAAATTCTCAATACCTGTTTCTTCTTTAAAGTAATTTTTACCTACACTAGTAGAATCAATTTTATGCTTATTTAATTTTAATTTCTCTACATGTGATGTCAATAGGTCTAACATAATAATAATTTTTTCTAAATTACGTTTACCTATTTCACATACATTATAAGAAAGATCAATAGCATCTAACCAATCTTTTTTGTTGTATATAAAGACTTCTTCATAGTTAACATTTCTTGGAGTTTGGTCTATAAATTTTCTTCTTAAAGTATAAGTAGCTGGTAGATTTTCTACATATATATTTAGATTATCTCTAAATTCTTTTAAAGAACTTTCTCCACCAGCAAATGCAGAAATATTCACTAAAAGATCGGAAACAACGTTATGAATTTCGATTAACCAGTAAGAAAAGTCATTTGCAGCTTTTTCTAAAATAAAAGGATTATGCATTTCTCGCGATAGGATATCGGTGTGGGTATATAACCCACCACCATGTCCATCCTGATATTTTTTTAAATCTTTTAAAATACTATTGTATTTTTTATCCATTTTTTCAAATGAATTTTGATGTTTTTTAAAAATGCTATTAACTGCATCATTAGTAATATTATATACAACAAGATTCAATGTGTCTAATTGATCCATGTTGTTCCTCCTGATTAGTCTTCGTAATCTTCTTCACTAAATTCTACAGGTTCGTCATCTTCGAATTCACCATTTTCATCTGGTTCTTCAACATCTCCGAAATCTCCGGCAGGTGCTCCACCTTCTTCTCTAGCTTCATCTCCAAGACCAGCAGGTGCTCCATTTCCACCTTCATATACTCTGTCTTCTGTATAGTCAGAATCAGATCCTAATCCTTCCCATTCTCCTTTATCAGAATCTTCTTGAATGATTCTTGATGGATCTTGTGGGTCAGGGTAAGATACTGTAGATTTATCTTTAGACATAACTAGTTCATCAAATTCTTCATTTCCTGATGGTCCTAATACATCTAAGATTGCTTGTCCTTCAGCTTCCATAGCTTCACCTTGAGCTATCCAGCTTTCTCCAAGACTTTCAAGATCAACTTCTACAGGAATGTCTGATCCTTCTGGTGTAAATTCAGGAGTTGCCCAATCTTCAGGGTCAGTAACTTCAGGGTCTTCCCCAATGTAGTTATTTTCGTCATCATATTGAGTATCTTCGAATTCTTCTTCTTCTTTTATTGCTTCCAATGAATCATCAAGATCAGTTCTTACTCCTGATTCTTCTTCTACCGCATCTTCTGCTCCGGCTTGAACTTCTTCGTTTTCTAAAAGTTCATCTTTTTCAAAATCTGCCATTATAGTTTCCTCCTCGAAATATATTTTTTTTATTAATTAATGTAATTAATATAAAGGTGTGTTTTATTATAACGTTATTCCACCCATTTATTAATTCTTCTTACATAGTTATCTAAAATAACATGTAAATTCTCTGCTATTCTAATAATCTCATCATTATCTTTATTATACTTTTCAGTAAATTCAGGAATGAAATTTTCTCTGAAAGCTTTAACATTCTTTTCCATTTGGTCTATTGCTTGTAGACCAGTAGCAGTAATACTTTCAGAAACAGCCTTTCTTTCATAGTAATCTTGAGCCATTTTAAACATAGCTATTTTTTGACTTTTAGATAGTCTGATAGAATAACTTTCAGCAGCAGCTGTAAAAATGTTTTCATTTTTAAATATAGCTTTTAAACCTTCCATCAAAGCTCTAAATTGTTTCCTATCTTCTTTTTTATCTAAGATTTCTTCTTTTAATTCTAAATGTTGATTATATCTTTCCATTAAAGAAGATAATTTATTAGAAGGTACTGTAGATTTAATAGTACTTAAAGTATTAATATCTCTACCATTTAATTTAATATCAGTCATAACAGAATTTAATACAGAATCTCTATCTTTTAAAAGATTTATATATCCTTCACATAGAGCTGCTATGTATTCTGTTTCACTATCATAATTAGGTATATTCTTTTCTGAAAAAGATAATTTTTCTAGAATTATTTTTCTATCTTTAAGTACATCTATATTGTTATCTAGACTTTCTTTAATAGCTAACATGTCTATTAAAGGTCTTTTAATTTTCTCTATATAATTCAACTAATTTCACCTCCTTTTTATACTTATTTATAATAGAACGTTTGATTTTTACTAAAACAAGAGTCTTATAAACTACGTATAGGAGGTAATTTATGAGTAATAAATCTGATATATATTGGAAAAACTTAGCCTTGTTAAAAAAATATATAAATGTAGGAAGAATACCTGCTTCTGAATTAAAATTATTAGAAGAATGTTCACCTACGAAAATGAATAAAATATATACAATAGGAAAGATATTTCAAAAATATAACATTATATTAGAGGAGGATGAATAATGGCAAATGGTTATGTAAAAGGAGTCGTTCCAGCAGATCTGGATCCTGATGCATTAAATATGTACGTTGCCGGAGAGATCGTTATAGATCAAGCGGCAGTAGACCATGATGGTAAATTAACACCGACTTTATATGTCGCTGCTATAAATCCAGATAGTAGAAAAAAAGAATTATTCTTAGTATCTGGTGCTGGTAAATATGAACTCTTGGAACATTTAACAAGAGCACACGTAATTGGTAGAACAACACCTACTAATTTTGATAGGTCAACACTATGGTTCAATACAGAAATGGTATATGTAGAGCCATCAGATGTTACTAAATCTTATATTACAATAAGAACAGAAACTTCACCTGGTGTATGGGAATGGAAAAAAATCCTACCCTATACTACAATGGATACTGTAATATTAGGAAAAAATAATGCAGGTAATCCAATTACGTTAGCATCTTTAATAAAAAATAATAGAGTAGTAAATCCACTACCACAAGATGTTAGAGAAAGTTCTTATGGGGAATTATATATAAATGACTCTAATGAACTTTATTATAAAATGGGTCCTAATCCATCAGACCAACATTTAGTAGGTACTGTAAGCACTTATTTAAGAGAAAGATTAATAGAACAAATAAAAGTTGGTAATGAACAACCATTAAACTTTAATTACAACTCTGTTTGGTTTACTGATGACGGAGATATAAGTTTATCTAGAAGTAAATATATAAACTTAGTAGATCCTAATAAATCTACTGGATTAAAATTTGTTAGAGATGCTCAAAATAAAATGAAATCTGGTTCAGTATTAGAAAATGAAGCTAAATCTGTTATAATTGATAATAACAATACAACAGATTATGGTCATATATGGTTAAATTATCCTGTTAATGAAGATGGTAAATATTATATAGAATTATCTATAGAAGACCCACATAATGCAGCACAATTAATGTTTTTAGGTAATGGTGTTCAACAACCAGTATTAAATGATTATGGTACACAATCAGATAACTCACAAGCTTTAATAGATACTGAAAAAATGGTATTCGGTGGTAATAATAGACCTAAAGCATTCGTTATGCATAAAAAGACAATATTTATCGAATTAGATAAAACAGGTGGTAACACAAATATTTGTTTAGGATATGTTACAGATAGTGGTACTAAAGAATATGTATACGGTGACGGAACGACTACTGTTGGTTTAAGTATGAACTTAGCTAGAATAGCCGTAGGATCATCTGCAAGTACAGAAGCTAATTCACATACTAGATTTAGTGTATTACCTTATTTAATTAAGAAAATACCAGAAGGATTTAAAGGTATAAATAATACATTACCTGGAGAAAATCCTTTCTCTGCTGTCGTATTAGCTACAAATGCAGAAAGTGTATTCTTAGCTAAAAATGTTAAATTAGCTGATCAAGTAGAAGCTGGTAGAATTATTCCAGTATTTAGAGATTATGCTGATAGATCAAATGCTAGAATAAATGAAATAATATTTGATTCTAATAGTAGTAAACTGTACACAAAACAAAGAAATGGTAGAGTAGTACCTATAGCAGGTGCATTAGATGACTCTATAGAAGATCATATATTGAACTCTTTAAAGGTTACTATGGATGATGTTAAGACATTTACTAAATTAGCAAGTGACCCAAGAAGAATTTACGTAAGTAAGAAAGCTTCTTTACCAGCTGATCCAGATGTTATAATAGAAGGTAATATGGCTGTAGTAGATAACTCATCTGAAAGTGATGACTCTACATATAAAGTAGTAATACCAAGATCATTATCTAGACTAATAGGACACAACTGGGTAGACAATCAAAATAGAGCTGTGTCAGGAGATTTAAAAACATATTTAGATGAAATAGATAAATTAATCAAAAACTCTATATTGACAGATAACGTTTATTCGGGTTATGGAGAACTTAACTTTAAGACATCTGATTTAGTAAATACATATAATACTAAACAATCATTCATTCAAGAATTATCGAAAAGAATGATAGATAATTCATTATATATAGAAACTGTAGCTAAGAAACCTGCTGGTGGTGTAAGTAGTAATCAAATAGATAACTTTTTCTCTGTACCAGATGATGGTATTTTATATGCATATTGTGATGCTAAAGATAATTTATATGCTACATTATATACAAGAAATGCTACATATACAAATGCATATATGAAGCCATCTTATAATGGTGGAGAATGGAAAAAAGTTATAACAGAAGTTAACGGTGTTACAAATGTTAATGATGTTATCTCTACAGGAAAATTCGAAGTAGAAAAAACAATAGAATCTCAAAAGAATATTTTCTCACCAATTTATACACTAAAAGGATCAACTGGTAATATTGGTATAGAAGCAAATACAATAACAAATAATAAAGCTAATCTATTATCATATGATGGATCTTCTTTATTAGATACATTAACATATAAATTAGGAGATAAGAAATTTAAATCTTCTTATATAGTATCTAAAGATAGACCTGTATGGATAGATGAACAAGATAATGAATATGCTTGGCTTACATTAAATGATATTAGAAATGCTTGGAACTATAAAGGTTCTTTATTTAATGCTGGTACATTTACTTCATTAGATTCTTTAGTTGGTGCAACAAGTGGAGGATACTATACTTTAGGAGAAACTTCTACTACTGGAAATGGATTCCCTAAAGTTGGTCTTACAGGTATATTAGAAAATTTTGTTGTTCCAGGTGAACCAATTTTTCAAACTTTCGTAGGAAAAGATAATGACGACAGTCACAGAATATATGTAAGAAGTAAAAAGAATAATACGTGGCTACCTTGGAACATATTACCAAATGAAAAAGATCTAGATAAGAAATTAGATAAAGTAGGAGGAACTGTAACAGGAGCTCTTACAATCGAAGGTGATATTAAAGGTAGAACTATGACATTGACTGATAGATTAACTACTAATAAAATAGAATCTATTAATAAATATAATCTTATTACATCATCTGTAACAGGAGGAAATAATACATACACTATCGGTGATACAAATTATAAGACTGTTATTATAGCTAATGATGGTACTAGTAGACCACAATATTATAATGGAGCTAAATATCAGAATTTTATAGTAGATGACGATATAAATGCTTTAAAATTATCGTTAAATAATGACTATTATACTAAAATACAAACAGATAGTCTTTTAAATACAAAAGTAGATGGAACTAGATATGAAGAAGAAATGAAAAATAAAGTGTCTAGATCAGGAGATAATGTTACGGGTACTATAACTATGGATGCAGGAGATATAGTTATTAAAAAAGGAAGTCTAACATTAGATGGAAATTCAAAAGTTTCATTAGCAGGTAAAAAATATAATGATAACATAACTTTAAACAACGAACCAGTCTCAACATATACTGGAACAATGAGATACGATGTTGTAGGATTAGGATCTAATAATGAACAAGCTATATTTACTGTATCTTCTGGAAATAATATCCAAGTTAATACAAATACACCTACATCCATACAATTCTTCTTAGATAAGAATGGAAACTTAGCTGTTGGAAATATTATTAATAAAGCTGTTAAAAATAATGCTAGAACGGTATTAATGAAAGATGAAATTGTAGATAATTATACTGGTGGAGCTACTAAGGTATTATCTGCTGAAAGAGGAAAAGAATTATCTGAATCTACTATAGGAAGAGAAAGAGGAAATCTTTTTGATACTATAGGTGTAACATCAACTTACAGTACTACTAATTTAACATCATTACATGCTGGTTATTATTATATAACAACATTAAATGAAATAAAAGCTTTAAATTTAAATACGGACATTGTAACATCTACTACGGGAATATTATTTGTAGAAGGAAGTATAAATTCAGCGAACAGATCTTATAGATTTGTTACTAGAACAAATAATACTGATAAATATGTTATGGCTAATTTAGTGTTAAATAACAATACTGGCGAATGGAAATATATGTATGATATTTCTAGATATTATACTAGAGAAGAAATAGATGCATTATTAACTAGATTAAAAGATGAAATTATTGGACTATTTAAATCTAAAAAATTCTCATTTACTGGTAATACTACAAATAATAGTATACCAGAAAAATTATGTCATACACATAATCACGAAAATCTAGGTAATACAGATAATATATTCTTTAAGACAAACATTACAGCTGAGAGTACAACTAATACAAAGAATTTTGTTATTAGATTATCGGGATTTAGTATGGGATCAGCTATGAATGATACTTCTTCACCTATTAGTATAATGTTAACTGGAAAATTAGATTTCCAAGGTAACGCACCTGTATTATCAAATGTCAATATAGTTAATATGGTACCAGGATCTTCTTTAGAAATATTCGGTGTTAAATTAACTAATGATGGATTCTTAACATATGGAGTAAAAGATAAAGTGACTAATAGACAATTATCTTTTGATACATACATGAGATTTAGTAGTATAGAAGATACTACATTTAATGGTGGCATAACACTTTATAGAACAACAGAATTTTAATTATAAATTATAGCCTCCCGTATGGGGGGCTTTTAATTACAAGAAAGGAGAAAGAAATGGCTTATGGTTATTTAGGAGAATTAACTAATAGGAATCTGAATAGTTTGACTTCTGGAGAAGGATTTTATGAAGTAAATAATCCAGATATAGTCTCTTCTTTTAATAATTATCCTGACGACTCACATATTCTCTATAAATTATTATTTCAATCTGACGATTTAAATAGAAAATATAAAATATATACTGATACAGAGAACAAAATTACGCCAGAGATTTTAGAAGAATTAAAAACAAGACATAAAGCTGTTTATGATCATTTGTCTGGTGCTGGTGTTAAAGTAATCAAAGGGATATTAGAAATAAGAA